TAATAGATTGAACTAAAGTGTGGAAAGATATGGTTTCTACTGGATCATACCCTATAAATATTTTTACTCGTTCCATCTAGTTATCTCATAAAGTTTGAACATAGTTGCCACATTATCTTTAAACACTATACTTGCAACAACAACTGGTACCCAATTCCCTCCCCCTAACTCATATATATCATAGTGCCTCAATCTAAAGGCTTCTGGATTTGAATCAATTCTTAGTTTTGTAGTTGAGTCACAAGGCTCAGGAAGACTATAGTAACTGGCAACTGCTTCTAGCATATTAGAGTTTTCTAAATAAAAATAGAGTTCATCTTCTTCATTTTCTATCCAACTACGTCCTATCCATATATTTACAGAAGGGCATAAATCAAAATCTTCATCGTAACTATTTCCAGTAGTAAGATGAGCTATAATAGTTCTATACTGCTTTGAAGATTCATAATGTTTAATTTTAGTATTATCACCTTCTGTTATAATAGCCTCCCAGCTAAATAAAGGATCTCCTGCTTTTCCTTGATATTTAATAATTTGATTACTTGTGCTACTTTCAAATTTTGGGGTATTGGCAGGTATAGTATGAGAAAGAGTGCCTTGTTCAAATATTTGCCCCATATTATAAAAAGACTTTCCTTTTTGGGCTATAACAGAATTATTTTCGTCTTTATGAAAACAATACATCTTTAAAATTGAAGGTATACCGGAAATAAATTTAACCGCCCCAAGAGCCATATGTTCATTAATATAATTAATATACATACTTATACTTTCAATATCATTTTCTATTTTGTCTTCAATAGAACTAGTTATTGGGTAAGGTAGAGAGTAGTAAGACGCAACATCTTTTAACATTTGAACATTGTCTATTTTGAAATAAAGGTCATAATTTTCAGTATCAATAACACCCTTAGCCCACCAAAGAGTTATATCTGGACATAAATCATATCCAGTTAAAGAATCTCCTGAGTCTTCATTCACATACCATTTCCTTGCTTCTTTAGTAGAAGTATAAGTTTTAACCTTTCCATCTTGGTGCTTTACAAAAGTAGCTATAGAATCATCATTACTTACCTGCACATAATTAAATTTATCATCTGGATCAAATGCAATACCACTAAAATAAGTTTGCTCCTTATAGATTTCACCGTCATTAATGTAAACTATTTCACTTGCCATTAGTCATACCTCGAAGAATCTGCAATAATATAAGCATTGCTTTGTAAATTAATAACTTTATTTTCATAAGGTCTATTACCAGAAGAATATCCACCCCCACCACCATTAAACCAACCTGATCCTGAATAAGTCGATTGAAACCAAAACCCAGCTTGATAATTAGTCCAACCAGCATCAAAATATCCACTTCTTAATCTGAACGCAGCTCTATACATTACCCACCACCAAGCGGTTGACCAGTGTGGTTGACAACCGCTCTGGGGCCACGAAAGATCAGAACACTTATACCCATTAATTACCCTACTATAAACACCTTGTGCTAACGAAGGACAAGCAAACATAGTATTAGAAGTATTTATGTTGGAATCAGAATAATCATTATATTGATTACTGCTTCTAAAGTCATGGTCATTTGAAGAAGCGTTCCATGAAGCATTATTTGTAGTTCCAGGTAACCCACTTCCGTTTGTAGGATCTGAAGGAGATACTGCTGTACCGCCTCCTGTTATAGCTAATGGCTGCCTTCTACTATCGAATGTCGTTGTTGTGCCATCAGATTTATATACAAGCATTCCGAATGTCTCTGAACTAGTAGGTACATCATCTGCATTAACAAAACAATAAACTTCAGGTGGATTAGAGGTAGATGTACCACTAATCATTACTTCAAATGTCCAAGTCGTGCTACTTACAGATTGTTTTATTATTGCATGCCATCTAGCATAATCAGCAGGTTTAATAAAAGCTACTGGAGTACCACTACAAGTTATAGTATAAGTCCAAATACACCTTCCGTCTAGTGTATCATTACTTCCACTATAATTAGGAAAGTCTCCATATCCTGCACTACTACTTCCTCTTGTTGCTTTTCCTATAAAGTGTAAGTTCTCTATAGTATCGTTTATGATTACATTACCAGAATCATTCTTTGCCTCAAATCCATAAGCCATAATTAACTCCTATGTGTCTTGTGCTAGTACATGTATTATACATTCAGAAGAAGACAATCCTGATTGAGGTGATACAGTAATTGTTTGTGAATTATTTGAAACAACAACATTAGGAGCGTAATCTTCTTGAGCAGAAGGAGGTACATTAACTAATTGTCTTTGGGCTATCACAGTCATTCCTGCAGCCTCTGAATAAGTATTTGAAACAGTGGCATTAGCTGCAACAGTAAATTGAGCTACTGTTTGCCAAGTAACGTCTGCTGTAGAAAATCCTAAAGAGCCGTCTGGCTTAAAAACACTAAGACCGTGACTCATGATAGGTTCCCTAGTTTAACTCTAAGTGTAGACCCCTCATAAACTTTAATGGTATCATCTTCTATAACTAATCTGCTGCCGGAGGATGCAGATTCAATAGTAACAGTTCCATCTTTCTTAACCCTAAAAGGAGCAGAGGCAGCGGTAGCGTGCCCAGCATATATTCTATAATCAGCATCTGACCCATTCATAACAGCCACGTTATTTCCAGTACCTGCTGTAACTATACCGGTTTTTGTAACACTAAAAGGAGCGGAAGCAGGGGTAACATTTCCAGCGTATATTCTATAAGTAGCGTGCGACCCATCAAGAACCGCCACATTATTTCCAGTACCTGCCGTTATTTTTGAGCCAGCACTAATAACTCCTCCATCAATATCTGTCGTACCTGAAGCATAGATATTAGTTGTTACTGCATTTACATCTGATTGAGCTGCATCAGCTGCAGTATCATCAGTATATGATATATCGGAAACCCATGTAGTAGCTGTACCTGTTCCAGACCCTACGCCCGTTGCAGTAAATACCGTTCCTTCAGTATTAGCAGAAGAACCAATTGAAGTAAAGTTAGTAGTACCTATAGTTTCAATAGCATACTTAGTTCCACTAACAAAAGAACCTGCAGTTACACTTTCCGCTATATATACGCTTCCAGGAGCATATGTAGAGTCATCGCTTCCAGTTGATGGAATCCAAAGATCCCCTACATTTCCAGCTGGGAATGTGTGAGATTGGTTAGTATAATTAACTGTTGAAGCTTGTGAAGAAGTTACCTGAATTGACTTACTAATTTGGTTGGAAGAAGCATTATCATGGGAGTCTTTTGCTGAAACAATAAAAGTTCTATATTCCGCCCCTTGTCCCGGTCCCCAGGTTATTGGAAAAGTTAATGAATTATTACCCCCATACACCCCTTCAGTAGTTCCTGGACCAGTTGCGTCCGCCCCAGAAAATACTGTTGAAGAATTTCCAGTTCTAAACCTAACTTCGTACCCTGTTATTGCAAATTGTGCTGTTGCAGGTACTGGCCAAGTAATTGTCATTTGCCCATTATTTATTGAATGAGACAATACTTGGCTGCCTCCCCAAGCTGGGGCAGTTAAATTAACCGTACAAGCCCCCTGAACAGCAGAATAATTACCTGTAGTATCTACAGCTTTAATTAAAAAATTCATTGATGCAGGATTTAAAGACGGTGGTGAGTATAAAAACTCTAAAGCCTTTCCCCTAAAAATTTCTGTATTATTACTTAAAGTATTTTCCCATACTGTAGAGCCGGATGGGGCTTTCTGAACTACATACTCTTTAAAATCTAAAGAATTATTATGAGTTGTCCAAATCTCATTGGCGTCTTCACAAGAATATTGATTAGTATACTGCCCATCACTACAGGATGCCGCAGTAGTAGTTATCTCATTCCAACTTAACGTAATTCCCCCTGTAGCAGGGTTTATTACCGGAGTTTTAAAAGTAATATTAGCTGGCTTAGCTGTCTTACCTAAAAGAGTATATGTTAAATTTTCGTAACTGGAATATATTGGCATTAGTAGACCCTCCTAGTCTTAACTCTAAATTCTATCTCCCCCGCTGGAGCATCGTCAATTACCATGCTAGTCGAAGTAGTTTCTCCTAAAGATGTCCAATTAGTTATAGGAGCAGTTCTTCGCCACTCTACATAGTAAGAAGCTGTATAGGGGTATAAAACTGAAGTTCCTGCTGTATAAGGGGCTTTCCAACTAAGAGTGGCTCTATTTCTAACAACGTTTCTGGAATCTGTATATAACTCCTCATCTACATCTAAGCTTCTAGGAAGAGGTACTGCCTCTGAGGGGTTAGGTAGGGAGCTAGTTGACTTTGCGGAAAAACTAATATTACTCTCTATCAAATCATACTTTGCTTCATGATATTTTAAAGCAGATACTTCATAAATATTTGCTTCGGACTCTCTTATACTTAGTATTCTAAAGTCCTGAGCTTCTACTGTACCTATTTCCTCTAAAATCCACATAAAGTTGGAAGTAGGAGTATTAGTAAATGCCGCGGTTACCCCAACCTCTGTAACACTCTCTGTTGTACTTACGGTATTAACAGTTTTTTGTTCTACCCAAGTATACGGTTTCCATTCATTATCTCCGTGAGTATTTAAACAAAGAGACTGATTAGGAATATAATAAGTATAGTTTTCGCTATTAGATAGTATATCACTATCTAAAGTTAGTTCTGTAGCGCTATCTACAACAGTAACTGTAGCCGTATTAGATGCTGCATCTGTAATAGTAATACCTAAAAAGCTGCTATCAAATGATGCAGTACTATCCTTAAGTTTGCCCGCTGCTGCCCCAGAGCTATTAGTAGTACTTGTTATAGTTTGTTTGCTCCCATCTCTAACACAGGCTGATTCTGTATTAACTAGAGATATCTTATATGTTTTTCCTGTAATTACAGGAGTAGAGCTATCTAGTTTTATTAGAGTAGTACTACTTCCCGGAGAAACTCTGCCCCCATACCTAACCCCCGCCCTACCTGGGTCAGCTACTTTTATAAGGTCTCCAGGCTTAACTCCATTTGCTTCTAAGCCTGTTTTAAAGGAACAAATTTCTGTTTCATACCTTTCTGTATATAAAAGCCACTTTCCTACTCTACGAGCTTGAGATTGCGAAGTGCAACCTAAAGCTCTGATGCTTTTAGAAAATATTTGATTGTTATTTAGTGCTATAGCTTCTGCATCTTCTACATATTCTACATTTTTCTTGTATAAGTCTTCGGGGTTATTCCACGTAACTTGCGCTACGTTATGTCTTTGTTTTCTAGAAACACCCTCGTAGGTGAAGTTACCCTGTATTACATTGGCCTCACTAAAGTTCATTACGGGGTCTTTAGGGGTGTCTTGTACGGGGGTTATCATCCCCTCCTGCCAATATATTAAACCCCTAAATATGGCAGCAATATCATTTAATATTTTAAAAGCTTCTTCAGCGGATTGTAGGTATAAATTACACGTAAATCTAGCTTCTTTATTGCCCCAACCATCGTCTACTCCAACAAAGTTTCCGCTGCTATTTACTGCATCGCAATATCTTGCTATCTCATATAGAGCCCATTTATCTAACTGAGAGGCAGTAAGCCACCTACCAAGTCCATACCTTTCTTCTGTACATAAGTCATAAAGTATCCAAGCAGGGTTACATGTCCAAGCTGTAGTAAACGTTCCATCCCAAGAACCACTGTATAAAGTTGTACCTACAGCCGTTCCTGTCCAGTTTGACCCTGCCGCAACACAACTATCTTTACGTCTATATCCTCCAAGAGAGCAATGCCCCGGATCGTATGCAGTATAGTTACTAGGAACTCGTACTTTTACACCTTTTACTTCATATCCTCTGGTAGGTATGCTACTAAATTGTTCTGCGTTAAATTGCATAGCCACTAAAGCACTGTTAGGGTAGGTTAGCTTATTATCAACAATTATAGTATAAGAACCAAAGTATAACGTATTTACAATTTTAGCACTTGTTTCATCTCCAGAGATCCTAGTAACTCGTATAGAGATATTACTAAAACTAGTCCAAGACGAGGGTATATCAAATCTATAAGATTTATCAAATCTTTGGGTACATTTACCGCTAATACTACCATTAAAAACTGTTGTCCATGTTCCTGAACTATCTTTATCTAACTCTATTTTAAAAGAAACAGAAGACCCATGTATATCTCCTCTGTCATTATCAGCGTTTGTTAAAGCAGGAACCCATATCCCCACTCTAACTGCATCTACTATACTGGAAGTAAAGCTGGTAACAACTGGGCCGGGGGACCCGTTCTTTACTTCTGTATTTAATGTTGTACTATTTTCAGTTCCTGAAAATCCTGGAATATAATCCTGGGTATTAGTACCCACTCTAGTTGCCCAAGATACCCCCTCAAAATTGTCTGTTCCGGAAGCGTCTTGTAACGGCGTACCTTCTAAGTATATGGATTTTTTACCATTAAGAAGCCCCCCAATCTCTCCTTCAGATAGTAAATCTATTACCCTACCTTTTGCGGTAGAAAATAAAGTATTTTGGTCTTCCTGACCGCCACCACCGCCACCGCCTTTGCCGCCGCCTCCATAGCCTATAATGTAATCTTGTTCACTCATAATATTTTAAGGATCATAATTTTCTGAGGTAATACCAGAACTTATTACCGCTCCGCCAATCATTAATTGACCATAACAAATAGGTACCGCACTTCCTTGTTTTGAAGTATTAGCAGCTCCATCAAACCCATAATTTGGGTCATCGCTTACTTCCTCAGGAGTTGGAGCTAATAGTTGTGCTATTCCTCCATATACCATAGAAGCTCCTATATGTACCATTGCTCCCGAAACAGCCGAAGCTATACCCGAAGTACTTGTTGCAGCCCCCACAATAACATCTGGGCCCGCTGCCGTTCCTAAGCCTTGGATAAATGTGCCTACTCCTCCGGATGCTGCTATTAAAGCAACTCCTATTATTATTGCCGTCCATCCGTCTTTCTTAGCTCCTAATACGACAGGAATAATTTTTATCTCTTGTCTACCTGAAGGGTTATGTATTTCAGAAGTTACATCTTGTAGGTAAGAATCTCCAACTTTTAATGTATACCCCATACCTCTATCTTCAGAAGCAGAGACAAACTGCCTAAAACTCGGGTTATTGGCCATTAAAGCTCTTACTGCTTCAGCGGGCGAATTTACATCTAAGTACCAATCTTTCCCGT